TCCTGATTTTGAATTAGAGGTGTTATATAATTTTCAAATCTTTCTCTTGATATAATAAGTCTAACTTCATCTTGAGATTGTATTCCAAATTTAGAGAGTAAATTACCTCCTCCAGAATACTCATCATAGTTATCTACATATGCCTCAAGTGGATATGCTACATCAAATTTAGATTGAACAACCTCTCTAATTACACTGTTCGTAGTTAAATATTTTCTAGGCAAATAAAATATGTCAACACCATACATCTTCAACTGTTCGTTGATTAGATCTTGAACAAGATTTTGTTCCCCAGTTGTTCCTTGAGTGAAGTATGGATTAAGTGCCATAATATTAACCTATCAGATCTAAAGGTGGAATCTCATAGGGATTTGACATTTGTTCTCTGATAACTGTTAGATCGTTAATTGCATCGTCATATATTTGTCTACCATTAAGTTCTATTCCACCGGGAAGTTTTACTCCTTGGAACTTCATTAAGTTTTGACCCCACTGTCTTTTTAGAAGTGCGGTTGCATATTTCTTTAAAAAATGATCATTATAAACTCGTGTATAATCATTAGGATCTACTAACCTATAACAATCTATAATTAAAAAATCATTTTCAGTCAATGAATTAAAGTCAACATCTAGATACAACCTATCCATTCTTTGATTAAATCTTATTTGTTTTTCGGTATTTAACATAAAATCTAAATCAGACAAATAAGTTTTAGTCATATTATATGTTAAAAGTTCCATGGAACCATATGAGTAAATATCATTCAAAAACATTTGATATTTAACACTAAACATATTGCTGGTAGTTGTTTGACTACCATCATATCTAAAAATTTTATTGATTCCTATTATCGCAGGATCCATCTGAATATAGTTACTATTCTCATAAAAATTAAAAGTAACACCAGCACCAACTATTGTTGCTTCAGTTGATGTTGTTGTTATTCCTAAAGTATTACTCGATCCAGCCTTAACTGATGCTGTTCCTCTGTCTATATCATCTTGCGTAACTTTATATTTCAAATATGTTTGTAAGACACCATCATAATGTCTCTCGTAAAAGTATTGTAAGGCATCATCTATTACATCTCCGCACTGTTCATCAGCAACGTTAATCTCCAATACAGGAGCACCTAATTGTCTTTTGCAGTATTCAATTAATTCTGATCTACTGGTTGGTTGTGCCATTTATACTATACCTCTAACCATATTTAGTTAAACAGACCCCGGTGACGAGGATATTCCGGCATACACATATACATTACCATTTATAATATTGTACACAGTAGATCCTGTGCTTATCAAAACATCATATACATATCTTCCTTCAGTCAATGCTCCAGTCTGAGTAGCACCATATGATACTCTTATCTTTCCATCAGCAGCACTAGTAAATCCTACAGTAAAAGTTGCTTGAGAACCTAAAGTTGCTCCGACAGATACACTTTTTGCCATCTGAGATGATCCAGTAAATCCACTTAAATCATATGCGGTGCTTGCAGTATCAACTATATTAAAATCAGCAGCTAGTGCTGAACCACCATATATTGTCAAATTTGCACCGACAGGAACTCCTGCGGTTGGATCAAATACTATGGTTTGATTAGCCATTTACTAACTCCCTAAGTAAAGATTTGATTTCATCAAGTTCTTGTCTAAGAGTTGAAATATCTCTTTCAATATTTTCAGTTTTTTGATGCTCTTGACTTTTCGCTTTACGTTGTGCAACGTATTTTTCATAATCTAGAGAGTTTGTATTCAAAATAGAACCTGTATTAGGATCTCTTACAAGATCACTGTTATCTTTTACCTTGTGATAATTCATTTACGCTAAAGCAATAACTCTAAGATCTTTCATTCGAGGAACATAGACCTGATTTGTAGAAGTAAGAACGATCTTAATTCTGTAAGATCTAAATCCGGGTAATTGATCAGCAGTGAAAGTATAATCTTTAAATTGTATGTCATTTGAATCAAACCCATATGTGTTTGTGTTTGAAACTATTTTATCTGATGATCCATCATTATCTTGAACAGAAATTACTTCACCTCTATCATTTAAATTTGCATATCCGGGGAAGGGTATGAAAATAGGTTCAAAACCAGATTTGTTATTAATTGCATAGAATGCTCGAATATCAGAGTTTTTATTGATATGAGCAGCAACTAACACTTTTAATGATGATGCACCATTTTCCAACTGTATTTCTTTAGATATGTATTGACATGCAGTTGGATCTGTAAAGATTCCGTTAACTCTTTCATCAGTTGCATAATTTGTAATTACACTATTAACTCTGTTTGATGTGATGATTGCACTTATTCTTTGACCATCAACCACAGGACTCACACGAGAATCTGTTGTTCCTAATCTTAATCTTAAGTTAAGTGATTTATTACCGGGAAGATTTGTTAAATTAGTATCAGCGTTAACTTTTGATGATATCAATCTAGCAGTGTCAAGATAATTATTTTGATTTAAAGAAACTGTTTCATATCCAACATCAACCCATGGTATTTCACCACCACTTAAACTAGTGGCAGTTACGGTTCTCATCTCTCCTGAAATTGTTGTTCCGGGAACTGCGATCTCTCCGACTAATGGAGTGATAAGTTCAAAAGGCATATTTTGTGTTGCTCTTATATTAAATCCACCAGTTGATTTAGTGTCATTAATAAAGAGTTTTGCATATCCACTATCAACAGCTCTGCTAACATTTGAGGTGTTAGAACCAACACTTAATATTTCAGACATATCTAATTTAACATGATATGAATCAAATGTAATTGGACTCGCAACTGTAACATCAGATAAATCATGAGTTTTGTTAATTCTCTTCAGATTAACTCCACCTAGTTCATATTTGTAAACAGGAGTTCCAACAGGATATGATGCTGCATTTGAACCTCTTGTTATTTCACCACCAATTGTGTTACCTGCAACATTACTGTATTCAATGATTTCCTCACCAATTTTTACAAATCCTACGTTTGTAGTTCCAACACCAACTTGTTCAAATGTTGAGAATTCTGATGCATCTTGAACAGATATGCTTGCAGTTGATCCAACATCATATGCTGCTGTTAGTTTTGTTGGTCTAACATCTGATTGTGCGTCATAAATTATGACTTGGTTTGTATCAAAATACATACCATGGTTTTTGTGATCAACTTTAATATGTAAACCATCAGTTTCTGTGATTACATTATCAAGTTGAACTCCGCCACCATTTGCAAAATTTAACTCTGTTGTAATACCTGCACTGTTACCAAAGGTCATTGTATAACCAGCACCAGTTTGGAATGTTCCTTGAACACTATCAACAATTAATTGACTTGTACTTCCAACACCAGCGATAGTTAATCTTGCATTTGAACCAACATTTTTAAATGGGCCAGATCCAAGAGTATCAATACCAACCACATCACCAATCTGATATCCATTACCACCTCCACTACCTGTGGCAATGGTTGCACCAGAAGCAACAATAACACCATTACCGACTGTAATATCAGCAGTTGCACCTGATCCGTTACCAGTAATTGTTACCAGATTTACACCACTATATGTCAATTGTCCACTAGATGGTGTATAACCAATTCCGGGATTTAATATGCCAAGATCACCAGTCGCTGTTCCTGCAGTTCCAACTAAATTAGCGGATGCTAGTGATTCTGTTTGAGTTATAGTATTACCAAATCTCAAATCAGCATCTGCTATTGCAGTATCTAATGATAATCTCTGTTTTCTAGAAATAAGATTTAGAGAATTTGGTTGTAACTTAGGTATTTGATTATTACCTTTTGTTAATTCTGGATTATATGTTTCCACAGTTCCATTTTCTAGGAAGTCTGCTCTGTATAAAGTAAACTTAAGATCTTCCCACTGACTTGGTTCCCATGTAGAAGCATTTTGTGACTTAAACAATGAGCCTAAGTAAGGTTGGTTAGAAATAAATGTTTGTGATAATAAATCATTTTCACCAACTCTTGACACATAAACACTATATTTTGTTGAGTTAGATGCTAACGCAATTGCATATTCCTGTCCAGGCTCACAGTAGACAGGTGCTTTAAACGTTATCGTAGTTGCAACTGAACCATCACCAGAGATTTGAATATCATCAGGACTTACAACTATTTCAGAGAATGGGAGAACATGTTGTGTTGGGAATCCATTTTTCATACTCCTTAATTGGAATACTAATGGAACATCATTAT